AGCAGTCCATTCGCAAGATAAAATTAAATCTTCTTCTAAGAAAAAGTCGAAAGACGAGGTAGAAAATGGCAACACATAAAGGAAGTGAAGGAACTGTAAAAGTCGGTTCTAATGCTGTAGCTGAAATAAGGTCTTATTCTATTGAAGAATCTGCTGATACTTTAGAAGATACTTCAATGGGTGATTCTGCTAGAACGTATAAATCATCATTGACTTCTTTCTCAGGAAGTTTAGATGTATTTTGGGATGAGACTGATACTAGTGGTCAAGGTGCTTTAACCATTGGCTCAGAAGTAACTCTTAATGTATATCCTGAAGGAGATGCATCAGGTGATACTTATTATACTGGATCAGCTATTGTTACTGGTGTTTCAAGAAGTGCATCATTTGATGGACTGGTTGAAGCTAGCATTTCAGTACAAGGTAATGGTGCATTAACATCAACAACAGTATAAGAATATGAAACTTATAGATAAGGCAAAAGCTCATTTTGACTCATTAGATGTCAAAGAGATAGAGATACCTGAGTGGAGTGATGGAGATGAGGTTCTTAAAGTATATGCAAAGCCATTAACGCTTGCTGAAATGTCTAAATTGCAACGATACGCAAAAGATGATGACGTAGCATTGATGGCTTATTGCTTAATATATAAAGCCTTAGATTCTGATGGTGAAAAAGTATTTGATCTATCGGATAAACATACACTTATGAATGGTGTAGATAAAGATGTACTTGCAAGAGTTGCAACTGAAATCATGTCATCACCAAGTGTGGAACAACAAGCAAAAAAGTAGCAGAAGATAAGGACTTATTTGCTAAATACTATCTAGCTGAAATGTTACATTGCACACTTCAGGAACTAGAAGAAAGAATGACCTTATCAGAATATACAGGATGGTTAGCATATTTAGAGGAAAAGAATAGGCAGATAAGAAATGGCAACTGATTATAAATTAAGAATTACAGCTCAAGATAAAAGTAAAAAGGGTTTTAATTCAGTAAATAAAAATATCAACAGCACACAATCAGCTATGAAAAAATTAGCTGGTGCTTTTGCTGGTGTTTTTGCTGTTAGACAAATTGTTGAATTTGGTAAAGAGACATTAGCTTTAGCAGATACTATTGGTAAAGTTGCTGATTCTATTGGTGTTCAAACAGAATTTTTACAAAAATATCAATTTGCTGCACAACAAGCAGGTTTAACTACAGAAGAATTTAACAAAGGTATGCAGAACTTTACCAAGATGGTAGGTCAGGCACAACTTAGAACATCTGAAGCTGGAAGGACATTAGAAAAACTTGGAGTACAAGTTAAAAATACTGATGGTTCTGTTAGAAGTTCAGAAGAAGTATTTGTTGATTTATTTGAAGCTCTTGATGGTGTTGGTAGTCAGTTTGAGAAAAATGCTATCTTAGCTGATCTTATGGGTAGAGCAGGTGTAAAACTTGCTGTTATGGGTAAAGATGGTGCTGAAGCTATGAAAGCATTAGCTGAATCAGCTACAGGTGTTCTTGATGAAGAAACTATAAGAAGAGCAGAAAGATTTAATGACACTATGAATATTCTTAAAAGACAAATATTAGCTCCATTACAAGATATGTTTATTAGTGCTGCTAATTCAGTATTAATGTTTATGGATGCAATAGGTTTAATAGATGTTCCTAAAACTATTCCTGAATTACAAGATGAGTTAACTAAATTACAAGAAATACAAAATGAATACAATGCTGCAATAGGTAATGAAGGTCGTTTAAGAAATAAAAATATTGACGACCAAACAGCAAATATTAAAGCCATAAATGAAGAAATTAAAACATTACAAACAGCAGAAGAGCTTAGAAAAAAAATTGCTTTAGAATCTGCTAAAGATTTAAGTGGTATTTCTAATACCAGTAAACAGTTAAATAATTCAATTAAAGAAAATATAACTGTAGTAAAACAATTTGCAAACACTATTGATGGTCAACTTACAAGAGCATTTACAGACTTCTTTGATTATACAAGCGATCAATTTAACGATTTTAAACAATTAGCAACATCTATTACTCAAGCAGTAATTAATGAGTTAATTCAAGTTTTTATAGTGCAAAAAATGGTTGAAGGTATTACATCAGGCATTACTATGATTGGAAGCATATTTGATGGCAGTCTTGCTAAAGCTGTTGATGGCATACAAAACCTAGATGGCGGTGGTTATACAGGCAATGGCATTAGAGCAGGTGGTTTAGATGGTAAGGGTGGTCGTTTAGCTATGATACATCCGCAAGAAACTGTTATAGACCACACTAAAGGACAGGCTATTCAAGCTGCACCTACAGTCAACTTTAATATCTCAACAGTAGATGCTGCTGGATTTGACCAGTTATTAGCATCAAGAAAAGGATTGATAACATCAATCATAAACAATGCCATGAATAATCAAGGCAAAATGGGGGTCGTATAATGTCAGGACAATTTCCAACATCTCCTAATTTTAGAAGTTTAAATTTTAAAGATAATAGACCTACTTTATTGAATCAGACTTTATCAGGTAAAAAACAAGTCAGACAAATAGGCAGTCAATATTTTTCTTTTACAGTACAAATGCCACCTTTACAACAAGAAAAGGCTCAAGAAGTATTTGCATTTTTACAAAAACAAAAAGGTTCTTTTGAGGACTTTACTATAGTTGCACCATTAGATAATTTAGGTGCAGGCAAAGCAGAAACAGATATTCAAGTAGTTGGAGCTCATACATCAGGAGATGCTTCTATTGCTTTAGATGGCTTCTCAGCTAGTCAGACAGGTGCTTTGAAAGCAGGTGATCTAATTAAGTTTGCAAATCATAGTAAAGTTTATATGGTTCAATCAGATATTGATTCTGATAGCGGTGGAGCATTAACTGTTCTTATATCACCTAACCTAGTAGCATCTCTAGCAGATAATGAAGCTGTTACTGTAAATAAACCTAGTTTTACTGTTTATCTCGAAAACAATGAAATTATGTATTCAACAGATGCTAGTGGTTTTTATAGTATTTCATTTGATGTTAGAGAGGTTATAACCTAATGCCTAGAAGTTTATCAGCAGGTTTACAAACTCAAGTATCATCAACAGCAACTAAAACAGCTTTTTTAGTTGAATTAAATTTATCATCCACTATTAGATTAACTGATTGGTATTCTAATGTTACTTATGATTCTAACAGCTATGAAGCTGGTGGTTCTTTTTTACAAGTAGATGCAACTACTGAAACAGGTCAATTACAAGTTGATGAAGTTGGTATCACATTATCAAATGTTACTAGCACTATTAGAAGTCTTGTAGAAGATGGAGAATTTACAGATAAAATTGTTGATATTTATTTAGCGTATTTTGATGCTAATGAAACTATTGTTGGTGCTATTAACTTTTTTACAGGACAAATAAGAAATGTAGGCATAGTCGAAACTATTGATAGTTCAATTATTAATATGAGAGTTGCTAGCCATTGGTCAAATTGGAGTTTAACAAAAGGCAGACACTTTTCTGATGAATCACAGCAAGCTTTTAGTTCAGGTGATAGAGGTATGGAATTTGCAACTCAAGTCAAAGAAGATGTTAGGTGGGGTCTATAGATGGTAATTGGTTTTTTAACATTTTTAGGAATAGGGGCAGGAACAGCAGCAACTATAAGCTCTGTTCTTTCTTGGACTTTAGGCTTAGCAACATTAGCAGTCGGTGTTAAAGGTTATAGACAGCTCAAAGATATGCAAGCTCAAGCTCAGACTATTATGGCTAATAAAACGTCTGCTGGCGGTAAGATTCCTGTTATTTATGGCTCAAGACGTGTTGGCTCGCAAGTTATCTATATGGATACACATAATAATGATTCAAGAGATTTATATGTCGTTTATGCTTTAGCTGTTGGTGAATGTGAAGAAATAATTGGTAGAACTATAGAACTAGATGGAAATTTAATAACTGATTCAGCTAGATTTACTGAAGGCGGTTATGTTGGTTCTGACAAAATATCTTCAGGTGCAGGATCACTAAATACAGTTTCACAAAATGGTGCAACAGTTATAAATGCTGGTGCTGGTGGTTTTGGCACTAATCCTGCTGGGCAATATAGATATGTTTTGAATTGTCATCATGGTGCAGCAAGTCAATCAGCAGACCCAATGTTAGTAGCTTCTATGACTAACTGGACTTCAAATCATAGATTAGATGGTATAGCTTATATAGCAGCACATTATCAATGGGAAAGACATGGTATGTGGTCAGGTGTTCCACAATTAACAGTTCAAGTAAAAGGTAAAAAAGTTTATGATCCAAGAGATTCAGGTCAAACATTTGGTACTCCTTCTACTTATGAGTGGTCAGATAATCCAGCCTTATGTTTTTTAGATTACATATCTAATAATGAATTTGGTAAAGGATTAACAGCATCACAACTTAATATGTCAACCTTTAGCTCTGCTGCTAATACAGCAGATGCTTTGCAAGATAATCCATATTATAGTGGTACTGAAAAATCATTTACTTGGAGTGGCACTTCAGGTTCTAACTTTATTCTTGTAGCAGCTGGAACAGGTGGTGGTATTGCATGGTGGCAAAATAAGGTAGGTGAATTATTTACCTTAGAAGATTCTAGTGGAAATGTAGTTATAAATTCATTACCAATTACAGCAGTTCAAAGAACTCATGTTTATGGTCAGGGTGTTAAATTACAAATTTATTTTGCTGGTACTTTAGGAGCAACTTATGCTGAACAAACAGGTACTTCATTAGCAAAAGTAAGAAGATTTCATTGTAATGGTTATTTAGATACTAATAATAATGTTATAGACAATGCAAAAGAATTGCTTGCAAATATGCGAGGTATTTTTCTTTATATTAATGGTCAATATGAATTATCTATAGAAGATACAGGTACTTCTACTTTTAGCATTAGTGATGATCATATTATTTCTGATGCAGGTATATCAGTTGATTATGGCAATAAAGATAAAAAAGCAAATAAAGTAGTAGTTGAATTCTTTAACGCTAATAAAAAATATGAATTAGATACAGTAACAGTTTTACACGATGCAAGTCCTGAATATTATTCAGATGATAATGATGAAATATTAGAAATTAAAGCTGAATTTCCTTATGTATCTGATCCATATATAGCTTATAACATGGGTAAAGCTATTCTTGTTAGAAGCAGAAATCAAACAACTATGCAATTCTTAGGTACTCCTGAAATGTATAAGTTAAATGTAGGAGATATAGTAGATTTAACTTATACAGGTTTAGGATTTTCAGGCAAAATTTGTCGTGTTGAAGCATTAGAATTACAGTCAGATGGTTTAGTTGCAGTTAGCTTAATAGAATACTTTGATGTTTATACATGGGAAGTGCCACCGCAAGAAGATTTTGAAGAATTAGCTGATTTACCTTCTGCTTATGCTGTAAAAGCTCCAACTAATATAACTTTTACTGATACTGATTCAAGTGCTATCAATAGACCATTTTTATCTTGGGATGAGCCAACAGATTTTCCTGACTATCAATATAGAGTTAATATTGTAGATGATTCAGATAATCAAGTTTTAAACAGAATAGTAGATGTAACTTCTGTAGATTTAAACTTTATACCTAAAGGTTCTTATGTCGCTAATATTACTTCATTAAATGTATTAGGAAGTGAATCATCACCAGCAAGATTTCCAACAACAGGAACTTTTACTGTTGCAGATGAGCCAACAGTTGCAGCAGATATTGCAGATGGTGCAATTACAACAGATAAATTAGCAGATGATGCAGTAACAACAGCTAAGATCATTGATGATGCTGTTACTAATGCTTTAATAGCTACTGATGCTGTTAATCAAGATAGTATTGCTGCAAATGCAGTAACAGCTACAGAAATAGTAGCTGGAACTATAACTACATCTGAAATAGCAGCAAGCACAATTACATCAGCAAACATAGCAGCTAATACTATAGTTGCAGATGATATAGCTACAGGAACATTAACTTCTGCATCAGGTGTATTTGGAACTATATCTGCTGACGATATGACTACAGGAACATTAAATGCTTCTAACGTAACAGTTACTAATCTTGATGCAGATAATATAACAACTGGTACTTTAAGTGCTGATAATATACAAATAGATGATGTAACTTTAGATTCTGATGGTAGCGGTAATTTAATTATTAAATCAGGTGGTGTAGATACTACACAAATAGCAGATGATGCTATAACAGATGCAAAAGTAGATAGCTTGTCTGCTACTAAATTATCAGCAGGTACTATTGATGCAAGTGTTATAACAGTTACTAATTTTACTGCTGACAATATTTCAGGTGATATAGATAAATTAGAGCCTGTAAATGTTGCTACTAATAATTCTTTATCAACATCTTATTCTTTAATTTCAACAATACGTTTATCCGCACCTGATATATTAACAGCAGATGGTGGGCATACTCCATTTTTCAGTTTTGTGATATCAGCTACACAAACAAGCGGTGGTTTAGAAATGGATTTAAAGGTAACTTTATATGCTATGACTGTCGCAGGAGATGTAACATCTTTCACAACTTATACCGCTGCTGAATCAGGGCAAGACCATAATTTTAATAGTGGACCAGTATCTCAATCTATCTCAGGTTCTTTTAATCAAAAAGTTTTTTCATATTGTGATTTGAAGTTATATGCTAAAAGAAATGCAGGAAGCATTACTTTAAATAAAATACAAGGTGTATATGCAGGATTAAGGGCAGGTTAATATGTGGGCAAAATGGGATTATGACAATAACAAGATTCTAATTGGTGAACAAAAGAATAAAGGTGATGATAGCAACGATTGGATTCCTGTTGATAAACAATTTACTGATATAAACTTAGATACGCATATAGTTCAAACAACTTTTGACGAACAAAATAATTTAATAACTATTGCTGCTATAGAAAAAACTGAAGCAGAACTTATAGAAGTATGTTTGTTTAAATTAAGAAGTAAAAGAGATAAACAATTATTAGCAAGTGACTGGACACAATTTAATGATAGTCCACTATCTGATGCAAAAAAACAAGAATGGGCAACATATAGACAAACATTAAGGGATTTACCATCAACACATCAAACAACAAATAATATTGATGATGTTATATTTCCAACTATCCCTGAATGATTTAAGATATATAAAATAGGATTTTAATATGGCACAACACGATTACAACTTAGCAAACCAGTCAGGTGCAGACTTTAGAGCAGATTTAAACAATGCTTTATCTGCTATTGCAACTACAAATAGTGGTTCAACTGAACCATCAACTACTTATGCTCATCAATTATGGGTAGATACATCAAGCAATGTATTAAAGATCAGAAATGGTACTGATAGTGCTTGGATTACTACAGGTGTTAGTATTAATGCATCTAATACATTTACAGGTAACTTAACAGGTAATGTTACTGGTAATGTAACAGGTAATGTTACAGGTAATGTTACTGGAGATTTAACAGGTAATGCAGACACAGCTACAACACTTGCAACTGCAAGAACTATATCTTTATCAGGAGATGTTGCAGGATCAGCTTCTTTTGATGGTAGTGGTGATATTACTATTACAACTACAGCACAAATTGATTCTATTGCTTTAGGCACAGATACTACAGGTGATTATGTGCAATCTATTTCAGGTGGAACTGGAGTAACAGTAACAGGTGGAACTGGTGAGGGTTCTACTCCTAGTATTGCTATAGGACAAGCTGTAGCTATAACTGATGATGTTACTTTTAATATTGTTACAGCAAGCGAAGAATTTATTGGTGACATTGATGGTGCTGTTAGATTTACAGCTAAAGCTGACGAATCACTATCTAAGGGAGATATAGTTTATGTATCAGGTGTTTCAGGAAATACAACAACAGTAGGAAAAGCAAAAGCTGATGATGCTTCTAAAATGCCTGCATTTGGTATGGCTATAGAAGATGCTAATGCTAATAACAATTTACAAATAGTTACTTTTGGTAATCTAACTAATATTGATACTTCCAATGAGTCAGTTGGTGAAATACTTTATGTATCTACAACAGCAGGTGAATACACAACAACTCCACCAACAGGAGAATCAGCAGCTATACAAAACATAGGTAAGGTTTTAAGAAGTCATGCTGTTAATGGTTCAATAAAAGTAGGTGGTGCTGGTAGAAGTAATGCTACGCCTAATCTAAATGATGGCAAAATATTTATAGGTAATGCTTCTAATCAAGCTGTTACATCAACACTTGATACTTCTATAGTTGTTGAAAATACAAATTTATATTATACCCAAGCAAGATTTGATTCTGCTTTTACTGCAAAAGATACTGATGATCTTAGTGAAGGATCAACAAATCTTTACTATACATCTACAAGAGCAAATACAGATTTCGATACAAGATTAGCTACTAAAGATACAGGTGACTTAACAGAAGGTAGCAACTTATATTACACAACAGCTAGAGTTAATTCAGATTTTGATACTAGACTTGCAACTAAGTCTACATCTGATTTAGCAGAAGGCACTAATTTATATTACACAACTACAAGATTTGATTCTGCATTTGGTAATAAAACAACTGCTGATTTAGCAGAAAATACAAATTTATACTATACAGATACAAGAGCTAATGCTGCTATAGATGCAAGAGTAACAAAAGCATTTGTTGATGCATTAGGAATACAAGCATCAAGTGTAGCTGCTAATTCAGTAACACTTGGAACAGATACTACAGGCAATTATGTTGCAACAATAACAGGTACAGCTAATAAGATTTCAGTATCAGGTAGTGGAAGTGAGTCTGCAAACATAACACTAACATTGCCTGATGATGTGCAAATTGCAGATAGCTTAACAGTAGCAGGTAATTTAACAGTTAATGGCACACTAACATCTCTTGATACTACTAACTTAGATATAGAAGATAACTTATTCCAGCTTAATGCAGGATTAACAGGTAGTCCTGTAAATGATTCAGGTATGCTTATTAATAGAGGTACTGCTGATAATGGTATCTTTATGTGGGATGAATCTGCTGATAAATTTACATTAGGATTAACTACAGCAGATGGTAGTGCTACAGGTAATATTACTCTTAATTCACTTGGTACTTTAGTTGCAAATATTGAAGGAGCAGTTACAGGTAATGTAACAGGTACAGTTTCTAGCCTATCTAATCACGATACTGGAGACTTAGCAGAAGGATCAAACTTATATTATACAGATGCAAGATCAAGAAGTGCTATATCTGCAACTGGTGATATTTCTTATAATAGTTCAACTGGTGTTATTAGCTTTACTCAATCTACTGCTCCAGTAACAAGTGTAAATACACAAACTGGTGCTGTTGTACTAGATACTGATGATATAGGAGAAGGGTCAACTAACCTTTACTATACTAATGCAAGAGCAGATGCTAGGGTTAATTTACAAACAGGTGCTAACTTAGATTTAAGTTCTAAATCTACATCTGATTTATCAGAAGGAAGCAACCTTTATTACACAGACGCTAGAGCAAATAGTGCTATTGATACTAGAGTTACAAAAACATTTGTAGATGCTTTAAATGTAGTTGCAGCTTCGGCTACAGGTAATGCAGGAACAGCAACAGCTTTAGCAACTGCAAGAGACTTTAGTATTACAGGAGATATAACAGCTTCAGCAGTTTCTTTTGATGGAACTGGTAATGTAGCTTTATCAGCTTCTATTGATGCAAATACAGTTGGTATTACAGAAATAAATGTAACAGATGGTACTAATGGTCAGGTTCTAACAACTGATGGTGCTGGTAATTTATCTTTTACAACAGCTTCAGGCGGAACTTCAACAACTATTAATAACAATGCTGACAATAGAGTTATTACAGGTAGTGATACTGCTGATACATTAAATGGTGAATCTAATTTTGTATTTGATGGCACTAATGTTGGAATTGGCACAAGTAGTCCTGTAAGTGGAATTGGTGCTCCATTAACTTTAACATCAACTTCCACAGGTTATGTTGGTCTTAGGCTACAAGGAACAGGCTCATATACCAATGACTGGGAGTTATATGCTTCAGGAGATGGAGCAGGATTAGATTTCTTTGGTGTATTTGATAGAACAAATCAAGCCTATAGATTAGTTGCAACAAATACAGGCAATGTTGGAATTGGAGATACTTCGCCTATAGCAAAACTAACAGTCAAAGCAGCTTCAGATACTATTAGAGCAGAAAGTTTAGCTACTGATGCTAAAAATATAACTATGTCTTATGAAGATTCTAACGACTTCGGAGCAATACGATGTGGTCAAGATGGAGTTGAAGACAAAAATCTTCTTTTGAGAGGAGCAAGTTTATTATTTCAAAGAAGTGGCGGAACAGAAGCCATGCGTATTGATTCTTCAGGTAA